TTCTTTCCTGAGCAAATTAACGTGTTTGGTGTTAATCAGCAGATTGGTCAGAAAGTGCTGATTGGCAGCAAAGGCCGATGGCTGGCGTTAACAACAGCACCACCAACCGTCGTAATCCAGGGGCTAACCATTCAATGGAGCCGTTTGATTATATGTGCCGCAAGGTCAACTACGACTACGGATCAGCTATGAACAGCTTGATACCTGGGCGCATATGCCGGAATTCCAGCCCCTGATCAGCAAGGCGATGGCTCGCCAGATGTCACTTGACCGCATCATGATCGGTTTCAACGGCACCAAATACAGCGATCCATCAGACCGCGCGGCTAACCCGCTGTTACAGGATTGTGGTATTGGCTGGCTGGAGAAAATCCGTACCGAAGCCTCACACCGCGTGATTTCCGGCGTCACGATCACCTCCCGTGATGAAGATAACAAGGTTATTGCGAAAGGGACTTACGGCAACCTGGGCGCGGCGGTGTATGACGCCAAAAACAGCCTGATGGATGAGTGGCACAAACGTAATCCTGACAACGTGGTGATCCTGGCGGGCGACCTGTTGACCACCGGCAACTTCCCGGCGATTAACGCCATGAGCCAGACCAACCCGAACACCGAAATGCTGGCCGGTCAGCTGATTGTCGCGCAAGAACGTGTCGGCAATATGCCGACCTTTATCGCGCCGTACTTCCCGTCAATGGCGTACTGATCACGCCATTTAAAAACCTGTCCGTGTACTACCAGCGCGGTGGAATGCGCAGGACGATCAAGGAAGAGCCGGAATACAACCGTATTGCGACCTATCAGTCATCGAATGATGACTTTGTGATCGAGGACTACGGCAACGTCGCATTCATTGACGGCATTGCCTTTTGCCGAGGCGCCGGAAGGCGGCGCATAACCGCACACTGACGGGCTTAGGCCCGCCGTTCATCGGGGAAGAAACAATGCTGACACCGGCACAACGACATTTTCAACGCGTCATGGCTGAGCGCCATGGCAAGGCAGATCATCTGTCAGAAACGGCGCGTACTGCACACGAGCAAATTCTGCACGCATGCGTATGGATATGAGTGCGCTGAAGAAAATTCAGGGCGAACAGGCAAAAGCCGCGCTTAAACGCCAGCTGCTACCCAATTATGAGGGGTGGATTGAAGGAACGCTGGAGGAGACAGCGGGCGACAGGATGAAGTGATCACACGCCTGATGATTTGGGCGATTGATATTCGGGATTATCCGCTGGCCGTGCGCATCGGGCGGTATGTCATCGCGCACAATCTGGCAATGCCAGACCGGTTTAACCGCACGGCAGCGACAGCGCTGGTCGATGAGATTTGCGATCCCATTCTGGTGCAGGTCAAGGCGGATGACAGCACTGATGTTAAGCCATATCAGGCGGTGCTCGATGAGGTCCAGGAGATCACTGAAAACAGCGATATGCCAGACGTCGTCCGGGCCAAGCTGTATAAAGCCCGCGCTTTTGCATTGTGCAACGGCACTGCGGATGAACAGGCGACTGCGCTGGAGCTGTTGCGCCGCGCGCTGAATCTCGACTCCGGCGCCGGGGTGAAAAAGCTGATCGATAAGCTTGCCAGGCAGGTAAAAAAAGCCTCTGCGGAGAATGCATCAGGCAGTGAGGGTGCAGACCAGAGCGGGGGCGAAGAGGGCAATAATCAGGCTGCAGCAACGCCGGAAGTGACGGTGCCAGCTGCCAAAAAGCCAGCCGCCAAAAACAACCCTGGCAGCACAAACACGTAAAACGGCGGCCCGCAAAACAACGACGAAAAAGCCCACCGCCGATAAAAAATAACCGACTTGCGCCCCGTGCGCTGGCGGCGCGGGCGGAGATCTGCAACGCATCGCGTTAGCTTTTCTCCGTCCGCTCACCGCCAACCTTTTCTGGAGACTACACGATGAGCCTTGTGGCCCCTCGCACAGTTACCCCCTCTGCGGAGGATGTGCCGGACGTGGATGACGGCGGAGAGAAAGTCACCGCCGGGGAGTTCTGGCCCGAGATAGTGCTGAGCAACGTCCGTAAGGAGATGCGGATCACCGGTGCGGTTACCACTTCGCGTTTAAAGCAGGTGGTCATCGAAGCCGTAGCCCACACAGCTGACCAGCTGAAGCAATGGCAGGCTGAACAGATCGGGGCCGGATATGCCAGTTTAGCCGCTGTACCGGCCATGGTGATTAACGACGAGAGCGTAAAGGTATATCGCTGGCGCCGCGCAGTTTACAGCATCTCGCGGGCCCTGCTGATCGAGACTTTCCGCGATGTTGACACCACGGGCGACGCGGGCGAAAAGCGCGCCGCCGCGCTCGCAACCCAGGCGAATGATCACTGGCGTGATGCGCGCTGGGCTATCTCGGATATTCAGGGCGTGGTCCGTAACTCTGCGGAGGCGTTCTGATGAAAGTGAAGGCATTGCAGGGCGATACAGTGGATTTGTTGTGTCAGCGTCACTACGGCATCACCCAGGGCGTGACCGAGATCGTACTGGCTGCGAATCATGCGCTGGCCGGTCAGATCTTCCTTGATGCAGGGCAGGAAGTTGAACTGCCTGACGTCGACACCTCTGCGACAAAGGAGACTGTTCAATTATGGAGCTGATAAACCGCCTCTGGAACTGGACGGTGTACCTCTGGTCGATGCTGCTGACGGGCGTCGGCATGATGACGCAGAAGGACTGGCTGGCTTTCATTGCTGCGCTCACCGGGATCGTGGTTGCCGTGCTGGGTGAGCTTCATCGCCGCCGGATGTCCCGCATCCATGAAACCAATAATGTTCTGCTGAATGAATTGATCGATGCGATTCGGGACGATACCGAGAACCGGCAGGACGTGAAGGAGTTAATCCGGACTATCAGGGAGTCACCGCGATGAAAAGAGGAATTATTGCCTGTTCTGTTGCGGCGATTGTTTCTCTCGCAGCGGCACTCTGGCCGCAGACGCTGCGCACAAGTCCTGAAGCGCAGCTGAAGATGGCGAAATACGAGGATTGCCGAAAGACGCCGTATTACTGCCCGGCAGGTGTGCTGACCGTTGGCATGGGGTCGACCAGCAACGTGCAGAACCGCGAATACGCCGAGCGCGAGATCGCCGAGCGATGGGTGAATGACCTGTTTCGTGCTGAGAAATGCGTAAACCGCGAGTTTAATGGCACAGCTGCACCACAACGGGTTTTCGAAGCGCTGACTGACGGCGCATTTAACGTCGGTTGTGGTGGTCTTGGCTGGTACACCAACAAAAAGGGCCAGAAGGTCCAGAACAACAATCTGGCGCAATGCGCAGGATGGCAACTGGCAGGGCGTTTGCGAGCGACTCACAGACTTTGTCAACTCCGGCGGAAATCGTCTGCCGGGCTGGTAAAGCGCCGGGAAGAGTTTCGGGACTGGTGCCTCTCAGAGCCTGAGCTGAAGGGGGCGAAATGAAAGCGCTGGGTGTATTTACCGTTTTTATTTCCCTTCTGCTGGTCATCGCAGGCGTCAGGCTGACGCTGGAGAGCAGTAAGCGAGAGGCCGCAGAGACGGCACTTGGAGAAGCCAGCCAGAAGCTTAAGCAAACCGGTGATGTGCTGGCCGAGATCAGGGCGTTACGTAACGACGTGAACGAAGTGGCCGCTGGTCTGAAAAACACTGGCTCAGAAGCGTAGCGATACAGGGGAAAAGCGCCGTGAAAATATCAAAACTGAGCTGGCCGGTGATAAATGTGCCGCTGTGCCTGTGCCTGACCGTGTGGCTGACAGCCTGTACCAGCGAGCCGCCGAAGTCAGCGCCGGTGATTATTCAGGAACCTTTACCGGAAAGCCTGACGGCAAAAACTGAAACGCCAGCACCGCCAAAACCAATGACATACGGGAGCCTCGCTCCGTGGTCCGATGCGCTGCTGGATGCGCTGGACACATGCAACGCCGATAAGGCGGGTATCAGAGAGCTGGAACTGCGGCGAATCGCCAGGGGGATAAAGTGAAAAAAGCAGAGTTGATGCGTGAAGCCCTGATAGCCGGTAACACCTGGTGTAAGGCCAACCCGGAGCAAATTACCGTCTGGGTGGAAAAAGGCAATATCGGGATTGAAGCGACCGGCGAACCGTCTTTCATGTACCTCTACACCATCAATATTCTCGCCGTGGAATTCCCCGGGGCGGTTGATGATCTGATGCTGCCGATCATGGCCCTGGGCCTGGCAATATCAGCCTGATTTACTGCTGAATCCTGACAATAACCGCAAGGTGGGAGTTTGACGCTGACATTATCAGCGACGACCTGGCCGATCTTCTGTTCAAGGTGCCGGTCTGGGAGCGCGTCATGGTGGAAACCTTTGACGGGAAGCCCGTCGCGAAGCACCTGAGCGAAGACCGCCCCGCGCATCAATGGCGGAGAGTGGGAAGTGGTATTTGGCGGAGGAGAGCTGGCATGACCGATGATGCCGCGCTGTTTCATCAACTCGATCAGGTTTTTGCAGACATCCTGTCCGCAATGGCGCCAGCACGCCGGTTGCGTACAGCGCGCGGAATAGCGACTGCCCTACGTCGAAGTCAGAGCCAGCGCATCGGTAAGCAGACTGCTCCGGATGGTACGAAATACCCGAAGCGCCGCCGTCGCGTACTGAAGTCACGCGCTGAGATCGGCTTTATCTGGGAAGGGGAAGAGCGCCATCTGCGCAACTGGCGGGCAACCCGTGGAAGTCGCGGGCGTATGCTGACCGGATTTGATGAAGGGAAAGGTGCCGTGCGTTCGTTCTATCGTGCGGATATTGAGCGTTACCTTGAACTCAACGCCAGCGAGACGCGCCGCGATACCACGAAAAGCGATCCTATGTTTCGTCGACTGCGCACAGCTCGTTTTCTGAAAGCAAGCGCCACTTCTGAGGGGGCTGTAGTTGGTTTTTCTGGTGCAGTTGCCCGTATTGCCCGCGTTCACCAGTACGGACTTCGGGACCGGGTAAACGACAGTGGCGCGATGGCAAGCTATCCGCGCCGTGAGTTGCTCGGCCTGAGCAAGGCGGACCGCATGGCTATTGCCCGGCAGGTCATAGATTCTCTGGGGGTGAGCTGATGGATCTGGCTGAAGTCATTCGCCTGCTGGAAAACATCGTTCGCACCGGTACGGTGACGGAGATTGACGAGGAAAAGTGGCGGGTAAGGGTAAAAAGCGGGAGAGCTGGATTCCACCTGGCTGCGCTGGAATGCACAGCGTGCAGGCGCTTTCAGCTTCTGGGTGCCGCCGTCTGTTGGCGAGCAGGTATGGTTCCTGTGCCTTGGGGGTAACACTACCGCTGCGATCATCGGGGGAAGTCTTTACAGCAACGACAATCCGGCGCCAGGCATATCGGCAAAAGAAATGATCGTGACCGCACCGGATGGCGCGAAGTTTCGCTATGACGCAGAAGCAGGGGCTTTGCAGGTCAGCGGTATTAAATCAGCAACGATTGAGGCGTCGGTTAAGGTCTTACTGGAAACGCCACTGGTCGAGTGTACCGAGATGCTGAAAACCAAAAATTTCACCGTTACGGAAGGCGGCAAAATGCAGGGGGACTTTACGCACACTGGCGGTGCGTTCATCTCAAACGGTGTCCAGGTTGATGATCATGGTCATGGTGCCGTGCAGCGTGGCGGAAGCTGGACGGAGGGCACGCGATGACGGTGCGTTATACCGGGATGAATCCTGATGGCACGGGAACGCTTACGGACGCCGCCCACGTGTGGCAGTCAGCCAGTGACATTCTTAACACCCCGATCGGCTCGCGGGTCATGCGCCGTGGCTACGGCTCTCTCGTTCCTGATCTGATTGATGGTCCGCAAAACGACGTTACACGCATGCAGCTGATGAGCGCGGTGGTTATTGCGCTGGCGACATGGGAACCGCGGATCATGCTGAGCATCGTGGATGTGCGTTATTCGCAGTCCGGAGCAGTGGAGGCGGGATTGTCAGGGACGCTGACGGAATCTATGGAACAGCAGACGACAACCTTAACACTCAGGAAAAGCAGCAATGGCAACAGTTGATTTGGCGCAGCTACCGCCGCCGCAGATTATTGAGGCGCTGGATTTTGAAGTGATTCTGGCGGATGTCAAAGCCGTCATGATCGCGGCTTTCCCTGATGAACAACAGGCTTCTGTTGCCGCTGCGTTAAAACTTGAGTCTGAACCCCTGACCATACTGGCGCAGGTGATTGCCTACCGGGAATTAATGCTGCGCCAGCGAATCAATGAGGGGGCTGCGGCCTGCATGTTGAGCCATTCCGTCTCCACCGATCTTGATAACCTTGCGGGTAACCTGAACACCGAACGCCTGGTTCGTATTCCGGCTACCGAAACCACCGATGCAGAGATGGAAAGCGATACCGCACTGCGTCTGCGCGCGCAATCCGCTTTTGAAGGGTTGAGCGTTGCTGGCCCTACCGGTGCATACGAATATTTTGCGAAGAGTGCCAGCGGAAAAGTTGCAGATGCCAGGGCAACCAGCCCCTCACCCGCTGTTGTCGTCGTGTCCATTCTGTCTACCGAAGGGGATGGCACGGCGAGCGACGAGCTGATCGCAACGGTAAACGATACGCTCTCAGCGGATGATAAGCGGCCTGTCGCCGACCGGCTAACCGTCCAGTCAGCGGAGATTGTGAATTATGAAATTGACGCTCTGCTTTATCTCTATCCGGGGCCGGAATCTGAGCCGATCCTGAGTGCGGCAGATGATGCACTGCGGGCATGGCTGGCAGAGCAGGGAAAAATCGGTCGCGATGTTGCGCGTTCGGCCATTATGGCCGCTCTGCATGTGCAGGGGGTGCAGCGTGTAGTCTTGCTGAACCCTCCGGAAGATATCGTGATCGATGATACCCAGGCGGCACGGTGTATTTCGCACACCATCAACGTAGGGGGAACGGATGAGTAACAGCCTCCTGCCGCCTTCAGCCAGCACCTTCATGCGGAATGCGGAGAAACCGACGGCGCGGATCAGCGGTATTCCTGTCGACCTTCGAAAGCTCTGGAATCCGGATGAATGCCCCGTGGAGTTTTTACCCTATCTTGCCTGGGCGTTGTCTGTTGATCGCTGGGATAAGCGCTGGTCTGAACAGACCAAGAGGCAGGTAATCAAAGCCTCCTGGCTTGTCCATCGTCACAAAGGCACGATTTCAGCGCTGAGGCGCGTTGTTGAACCTTTCGGCTATTTGCTGAGGGTGATTGAGTGGTGGCAGAACGGCGAGGAGCCAGGCACTTTCCGGCTTGAAATCGGCATTCAGGATGAGGGGATCACCGAGGAAACTTATCGGGAGCTTGAGCGCCTGATCGACGATGCAAAACCCAGAAGCCGTCACCTCACCGGCCTTTCACTTTCGCTTCAGTCTCAGGGTTATATCGAGATAGGGGCGGGGTGTTACGTGGGAGATACGCTGACGGTATATCCCTATTTTCCTGAAACCATCGCTGTGGGTGGCAATGACTACACCGGCGCAGCAATCCATTTAATTGATACCGTGGAGATCGCAAGTGGCGACTAAATATCTTGCCCTGTTGACCAATATCGGGGCGGCAAAACTGGCAAAAGCCACGGCGTTGGGTACGAAAGTTGAGATTACCCAGTTGGCCGTTGGTGATGGCAATGGTGTACTGCCTACACCGAATCCGGCACAGACTGCCCTCGTACATGAGTTACGCCGAGCCCCTCTGAATATGCTGACGGTGGACCCGGCGAACGCTAGCCAGATCATTGCGGAACAGGTCATACCGGAAGACGTCGGCGGGTGGTGGATTCGTGAGATCGGCCTTTTCGATAAAGATGGCGATATGGTGGCGATTGCCAATTGCGCTGAAACCTATAAGCCTCAGTTGCAGGAGGGGAGCGGGCGCGTTCAGGTTATTCGTGTGATCCTGATTGTCAGCAGCACCGAAGCCGTTACGTTGAAGATTGATCCAGCTGTTGTACTGGCAACACGCCAGTATGTTGACAGCCAGTTGCGCGCGCATGAGCAGTCACGTAATCACCCGGATGCGTCAACGACAGAGAAAGGGTTTGTGCAGCTCAGCAGCAGTGTGACCAGTGACAGCGAATCGCAGGCGGCAACATCGAAGGCCGTTAAAATTGCGATGGATAACGGGAGCGCACGGCTGGCAAAAGATCGCAACCTGTCGGACTTACCCAATACCGCATTAGCACGGCAGAATTTAGAGCTGGGTGACAGCTCGACGCGAAATGTTGGAACAACTGCCGGAACGGTAGCCTCGGGGGATGATGCTCGAATTACCGGGGCGATGCAGAAAAGCCAAAACGGCGGGGATATTCCTGACGTGGCGAAGTTTCTCCAAAACCTTGGTTTAGGGGAAGGCTCTGCTTTGCCGGTGGGCGTGCCCATTCCGTGGCCGTCAGCGACACCACCAGGTGGGTGGCTCAAATGCAACGGAGCGGCGTTCACTACCTCCCAGTATCCCAAGCTGGCACTGGCTTATCCGACGCTCAGACTGCCTGATTTGCGCGGGGAGTTTTTACGCGGCTGGGATGATGGGCGCGGGGTGGATTCGGGGCGAGCGTTACTAACCTCGCAAGGAGGAAGTATTGAGTCCCACGCTCATAATTACAGCGGAACTCAGTCGGTGACAAATAGCAATGTCTGGTCGAACACTACCGGCGATGGCACAAGAGGATTTTCAGGGAACACATCGTCATACGGCGGATCAGAAACCCGCCCGCGTAATATCGCATTTAACTACATTGTGAGGGCTGCATAATGACGCAGGCAAAATTAAATAGCGAGTTTATTGCTACGGTGGCCGGTGATATCACCGTATTTAATTATGATGGCAAGACGCGCGAATATCTTTCTTCATCCGTTGAATATCTGCCTGTTGGCGTCGGCATTCCTGCCAATTCATGCACTGACGCGCCGGGAGAAAGCAAGGACGCTTTTGCTATTTTCCGGACATCAGATTTTAACGGCTGGGAATACGGCGCCGATCATCGTGGTGAAACGGTATACAACACAGCGACAGGTGAGAAAGTTACTATCACCGTGCCGGGGGAGTATCCGGAAGATACCACCACGCTGGCCCCGGCAACACCATACGATAAGTGGAATGGTAGTGAATGGGTGACAGACACGGAATTGCAGCACGCTGCGGACGTGATGGCAGCAGAACAAATGAAAACCGCGTTGCTGGCGGAGGCGACGACGATTATCGCCCCACTGGCAGATGCTCAGGCTGGAGGCTACATCGACGATGCCGACGTGCCACGACTGGGAGAATGGCAGCGGTACCGCTACAAACTGACTAAAGTCGATACCAGTACCGCGCCAGTCATTACCCTTCCGCCGAAGCCGGAGGTGTAGGCCATTTGATATCGGGTGCGCTGGTCGTTTTTACCGCCTCAAGCGCATCCAGATAATCCAGCCACAGATTGTACTGTGCCAGTTCATCACCTTTCAGCCTGCCCACCGCTGCTTTCCCCGGCCACTGCCTGCTGTTCATGTAGTCATTAGCCTGGGCTATACGGTTTTGCTTTTCAGTTTCTGCTGTAATCACCAATTCTTCATGTGTAGGAGGTGGAATATCTCCCCATGCTGGCAGATCATCGCCCCCAACAACCCGCATTTTCCCTGCTGGGGCAACCCCACCAAACGTATTAAATACCTCATTATCAACCGCTATAGCGTCAGGAGCCTGAACCAGCGCCCCCGCAGTGGGTAAAAAGAAGCAGTTATTTTTTGCGCTCCACAGCATTATGAAACCCTCCCGACAGTTATCCAGTAGCAGGCGTAACCGTCTGTATTGGTACTCTGTTGCATGTCAATCTGGCTGGCAGTATGAGGCCGTGCGCCAAACCACGGATAAAGCGTATTGCCTTTTACCGCTAAATCGCTGGACGCTATGACGGCATAATTAGTGTCTGCGTAAGACACCGGCAGATTAATTGTTGCCACGTTTGACGTGTTATAGAGCGCCACTCTTCCGTACTGCACAACCATACCTCGGGGTAAAGCGAGAAAACCGGCGAACTGGTTGTTCTCGGTGGTTAAAAACCCCTGGGTGAAAAATGTCATATCCGGTATCTGGTTCGTGCCGGTACCCACGTCCCGTTTTGCCGCTTCTTTCAAACCAACGTTTGCCGGAAGACATGGTTACTTCTGACGGTGCGGTACCTAACCTGCAGTACAGCCAGAAATGACGATGCTCGATACAATGCGAGGGACTATGGCATCTAAATAAAGGGGATTTTTATGCTGATCGGCTATGTAAGGGTGTCAACAAATGACCAGAACACCTCGCTGCAAAGAAATGCACTGGAAAGCGCAGGATGTGTACAAATATTTGAAGACAAAATAAGCGGAACAAAAGCGGAAAGGCCGGGCCTTAAGCGTTTATTACGGACCTTATCGGAGGGGGATACGCTGGTTGTCTGGAAGCTTGATCGTCTCGGGCGGAGCATGCGCCACCTGGTGACAATGATCGAAGAGCTACGCAATCGCGGTGTTAACTTCCGCAGCCTGACAGACAGCATTGATACCTCAACACCTATGGGGCGCTTTTTCTTTCACGTCATGGGGGCGCTGGCAGAAATGGAGAGGGAGTTAATCGTTGAGCGCACCCGCGCCGGTTTGGTTGCAGCTCGCGCAGAAGGAAGGATAGGCGGGAGGCGACCAAAACTGACAAAGCAGCAATGGGAACAGGCGGGAAGACTGATAGCCGCAGGGGAGAAACGACAGCGGGTGGCTATTATTTTTGATGTTGGAATGTCGACGCTTTATAAAAAGTTCCCTTCAGCAAGAAGGGAACATGAAGGGGCTTAAGGCATCACTAAAACAGACCGTTGAGCGAGTCTTTCACCTGGTTTATCGCATTATTTGCACTCGTCTTTAACCCGGCCAGGGCATCGCTGACGGTCGAGCTTTGCAGCTTCTCCCTGTAATCCGCATCGACACGGCTCAGGCTGAGGGTAAATTCGATTTTTTTTGGATTCCCAAATCGGTCGAACTCGGACTTGCCCCGCTCCAGACGTGTTAAAACGTACATACCATAAATACGCCCCGTACCCTCAATAAGGGGCCATGGGCGCCCTGCGTAGCCGATAGTTTCAAGGGCTGACAGCGAGAGATTTCCACCGGTGATTTCCGGGTAAAGGACGCCTGACAGCGTTATATTGTCATCACCAGCCCCAATGTACTGCCAGCCAGCTGACTGGTTAACCCGCTCGTTTTTTACGTGCCTCCACTCCTGCGAGTGCTGGAGTTGCTGGTAAGGGGTGGTGCGCAGCATAAAAACGAACATTCCAAAAACCATCATCATAATCGTCACCTAATCTCTGTCGCGGAAAGAACCACGGTTAATTCTGCCGGTGCTGGCCATTGCATCACGCACAACATTGCGCATCATTCTTTCCAGCTCCTGATCCGTGCGCTTACCAACATCGTTAAAGGTAATGTTAAAAATTGGGGCGCTGCCGGTCGGAGCGGTAACGGGAGCTGATACCGGGGCCTGTGTGGCTGCTGTCGCTGAAATAATGCCGCCAGCTGCGGGCGTTGCCACTCGCGGTACTGATTGCGGCGTAACGCGCGCTTCCTGATATGCGCCACGCAAAGCCAGAGCACGCGGCAGGTTTTTGAAAATAATGTCACCCGGCCCGACTTTCTTGGTGTTGTCAGCGGTTGCTTTTGTATTGTCTGCGATGCTTTGCAGACGTCTTTGCGTACCGGTATTTCCTGACAGTGGCGAGGCCGCAGGTGGTGCGCCAGTAGTAACTGGCGACTCTGCTTTTTTGGGGGCAACTTTAGCCATATCACCGGCAAGGAAAGCCACCTTATCCTGAAGGAGGGCGGAGCGTTGCGCATCCTCAATTTTCTTGCGCGCCCTCTCTGCTTCATCGGGTAATACACCAAGTTTTTCAAGTATCCAGCCAAGGGTATCAAGAAGCATCTTGGCTGGGGTCAGTACGAGATTTATTGCACCGCCGAGCACGTTACCGAAGATCTCGCCAGCGCTCGTGCATTTATCAAGCGTCTCCTTGCTGGTCTGCACTGGCGATAAGAGGTTCGTAAACCACTGCCAGACGGATTTAACCCCATCACTGATCATGTCAAAGATGGGGGAAAAGGTGGCAAAGGTATCCCTGAGAGGAGAGATCGCCTGCATAACTCCGGTAAACACACCGAGGAAAAACGCCTTAATGGGTTCCCAGTATCGCCAGATTAGCAATCCCGCAGCGACAAATGCGGCGCCAATCAGGCCTATTGGACTGAGTAAAAAAGATAAAGCCCCACCAAGAATAGATACCGCACCGGTGATCATGCCCCAGATTGCTGGTAAGCCAGTGAGGCGCAACAGCAACATGCCAATGTTTTTAGTCAGCGATCCCAAAAGTGCGCCAGGAGACAGGAATGCAGTAAGCAGACCAGAGCGAACCGCGGGGAGAATAGCTGAAATTCTTCCCAGTTTAGGTGCGATTCCTGACAGTAAGACGGACCACCCTCTGACGTTCGCCATGGCCGGGCCCGCGGCAGTGCCGAGAGTGCGAAAAGCTGCAATGGTGCCGAGTAGCCCGCGACCACCGGTCAGCAGTGAAAAACCGAGCTGTAGTTTGGTGAGGGGGCCAATAAGAATACCCATCGCCAGTGATGCAGCGCCAATTGCCGCCACCAGTGCAAGTGCCCCACCCACAACCAGAATGATTGTTTGTGCCAGGCGGGGGTTTTCTTTTACCCAAGTGCTGGCAGCGGTGATCATATCGCTAAGCCCCTGAGTGAGAGAGCGCAGAGGGCCGTCGGCAGTCTCCTCAATCTGAATGCGGAAACCTTCCCATGCGCTGTCCAGGTTTTTCAGATCACCGCTGAGGTTGTCAGCCATGACCTTCGCTGCCTTCTGCGCTTCGCCCTGAGAGCCGCGCAAATCGGCAAGGAGTTTTTGCAGCTCACCGCTACCAGCCGATCTTACCAGCGCCTGAAATGACTTTGCTGCTTCCTCGCCCGCTATGTCTTTAAAGAATGACAACTGGTCTGTGTCGCCGTACTTTTTGATAGATTTATAAATATCAGACAAGACCACTTCGGCCGGTCGCATTTTCCCGGTGGCATCGGCAACAGAAACGCCCAATTCTTTCAGGGCTGCCTGGGCTTTACCTGTTGGTGCGGCCAGACGCGAGAAGGTGGTTTGCAGTCCCGTACCTGCAATACTGCCGCGCAGGCCAACGTTCGCCATTACGCCGATCATGGCGGTTGTGCGTTCAACATCAACGCCAAGACCGGCCATCCCCGTTCCTGCATACTTCATCGCCTCACCGATGTTCATTAAATCGGTGTTAGTACGGGTAAATGCTGCGGTCAAAACATCGCTGACCCGATCCATTTCCTTTGGATCGAGACGGAACTGCGAAAGAATGTTGGAGCTGATGTCGGCACTTTCACCAAGATCCATGCCGCCAGCCAGCGCCATATTCAGAACGCCAGGCAATGCAGCCTGAATAGCTTCTGGAGTAAAGCCAGCCATTGCAAGAAACGCCTGCCCACTGGCAGCATCTCGTGAAGTAAATGCAGTTTCTGCACCGAGTTTTTTAGCCTGCGCGCGCAGATCCCCCATTTGGGAAGAGTCTTTATTAAGGCGGGTTAATGCCTGAACGCGTGACATTTCCTCGTCGAAACCAATTGCAGGCGCCAGGAATGATCCGCCAGCGTAACCCGCAGCAGCGGTGCCGAGCATCATCCCCATACCCGCCCCGCGAAGTTTGCCCGCAGTCTCTTTTGCCCGATCGTATCTGGCCTGGGCTTTCTGAGTAGCAGCCAGCTGGCGGCGTTCGCGCTCAAGTGTCTGGTTGTATTGCTCCGTGCGCCTGATGGCACTCTGGATGGCGCCGCTGCCGGTGGTGAGGTTAACGCCATGCTGGCGCACTGCCTGTGCAGCTGTGCGAAGCTGCGTCGTTTGCCTGCCGTATGTTTCAGTCAGCCGGGAAAGTTTGGTGCGAAGTGACTCAAGTCGCGCCGTCTGGGCTTCAGTAAGCTGGCCGCCTTCGCGTTGTTTCTGGTTGAGACCGTCAAAGGCCCGCTGGGTGCTTTTCAGCTTCAGCGCAGTGTCATTGGCTTGCGAGCGCAGCTTATCAAATGACGTTGCGCTTTTTTCCAGGTCTTTGATAGAGGACTGTGTTTTTTTGAGGGAGTCAGAAAGGCCGCCAATGGCTTTACTGGCGGCGCTGACCGGGCGGGTGAGCTTGTCAATTGCACTGAAAGCAACGCGAATACTAAGATCCATCGTCGTCATCCTCCTTCTCATGGTTACCGCTTCTGATGGCCGCCCGTTCGCGCCAGGCCATCAGCTCGCGCAACTCCATGCTGTGCATTTCGGAGGGCGGCCAGTGAAATATCACAGCGATGTCAGCGATCAGATCGTCGACATCGCTGAATACTGCCTCTCTTACTTGCTCGCCGTCGCCGCCTCGCTCGGTGCGGACGGCGCCGCTTTCGTCAAAAAAGGCGTAATTTCTTCGCACAGCGCCGTAAAGTCGCCGGTCGCCATTGAGGAAATATCAGTGGTTGTCAGCTGAGGCGCGGTGACGCGTGTCAGCAGAGTTGATACCGCGTCATAGTCGAAGTTGAGAACATCAACCAGCCGCAGCCCGCGCAGTGAGCCAGCTTGCTTGATTGTGTCGGTGATTGCGACGGATTTGATTTCCTGGTCGCCGCGTTTAATGGGTTGGCTGAGAGTTACTGACATTATATTTTCTCCGGGCGGCCAGGCTGGCCGCCATTGGTAGTGGTTAAAAAATGATTACTGGCCGAGGCCCAGGGCGGACGCAATGCGGTCCGGGTAGAGACTCTTGCCGTTGCGCTTGTAGATGAAGTTCAGCAGGTCGATTTCCAGCAAAGGCTTGTCATCCACGGAGAGCTTGTAATACGTATTTTTGAGCGCATAAGTATGGCTGGTGTCATCACCCTGCTTGGCTTCGCCCTGGTCAACTTCGGTAATACGTCCGCGCATCTCGATCTCAAGCAGGGAACTTGTTCCACCGCTGTAGATCTCACCGACAAAGCGCGTGCGTAGTTCGTCAATGTCCCCGCCCCATTTCAGGATCAGCTCTTCGACCATGCCGCCAACAACCATTGATGCATCCAGTGCACCTGAATCAAGGCCGAGGTCGACAGCAGCGGAGCCAAGCATCCCGCCACCCTGGTAATCTTCCGTTTTACGGGTAATTTTGGGGAGCGTGACGCTGGGGATTTTCCCGATGTAGTTGTCACCATCGACAAACATCGTGAACAGGCGGAGTTTCTTCGGAATAGCCATTTATGCACCTCCCAGCGATGCAAAGGCTGGTTCGTAATACTGATCGGTAAACGTCTGGATCAGCGTTAAATCTTCCAGCGGTGGTACGGGGCTGTAGTTGTAGCGAACAACGGCTTTACCCTGGCGAATACCGGTGGTCGGGTTATCGACAATATCAAACCAGCATGCAGCACCAATCAGTTTGCCAGCAGTAACCAGCGCCTGAAGCTTGGCATTGATCCCACTCACGACGTCTTTGACGTTAGCCGGGGTAAGAGGTTTGTCCACGGTGGTGAACTGTGCTTCCGCGATGCTGTCCGCCAGAATTTGGGCCGTACGGGTAAACACCTCGAAAATATACTCTTCGGTGTCGGTGGTGCGGTTCCCCCAGAACCGGAAGCCGTCGCGTTTGATCAGCGTGGTAATCTCGTTGGCGTTCAGCTCGTTGGCGTCGGAGTCCTCCGCCTGTAACGCCCAGAACACATCTTTGGAGATACCCAGGACGTTTTTCACCGCAACGTTAGAAAGTGACTTGTGCCAGCCCTGCTCATTGTCAATCAGTGCCCGCAGGCCAAGCGCATAGGCAACAGCCGGGAACTCTTCATTAACGCCGGTCTGCGGGTTGTAGGCGATGAAGTTAGGCCAAATCATCATCCCTTCACGTTCGGCAAACTGCTCGCGGTAGGTTTTCGCTTCGGCAATAGTCTCGCAGCTATCGCAGTAACTGTAAGAGAATGCACGCAGCTGCTTCGCAATTACGCGCAGCTGTGCGGTTACTTCCTGCGTGTCGTACATCGGAATGCCGAGGATACGAGGGCGATAACCGGTTTTCTGCTCTGCGGTCAGCAGGGCAAACATCCCGGTATAGCTTCCGTCAGCCTGTGTGCCACCGATAATGAGCTGGGATTGAGTTTTGGCATTTTCTCCTTCCTTTGCTTCGGCGACACGAACAACAATTACACGTGTGCTGACCTGGTCGGAAATAGCCTTGAGAGATTTATACAGTGAGCCTGTTTTGCCCGCCTTACCCAGCACGCTAATCACGCGAGTGATCAGGACTGGCGTATCAAGTGGAAAGGTGAGGGGATCGGCATCATCGGCCACCGCAACCAGACCAATGACCGTTGAATCAATGTCATTGATCGCGGTCTGGAGGTCGGTGTTTTCTTTGGTGCGCGCCCCGTGGAAAAAGTTGTCGGTCATACTCTACCGCCATCATGTTTAGTGAGTTCATGGTGATATTCGCTGAATTCTGGGCGGCAAACACGTTGCGATGGATGTAGCAGAAAGGCGACAACAAAAGGCTGTTTGTCCTATCGCGCGCGCATGGAAATATTTGCGAGAGGAGAAAGCGATGGCACTGACAACTGACGCAATAGAGAGCGCAAAAAGCCTGCTGAATGCAGGTGCTGAGAAATTCAAAAATTATCCTGGCGACCTGTCACGTGTGCCAGCGTTTAACGTCATGCTTGGCGGCAAGGCGCTGATCATGCTGGATGAGAAAATACTCTCGTTAGAATTAACAGATAACAGGGGCTTTAATGCTGATGAACTGACTATCACTGTTGATGACAGCCAGGGAGATATTGAGTTACCGCCACGTGGCGCTGAATTATCGGTAGCGATAGGCTGGCAGGGAGAAAAACTGGTACACAAAGGGATTTTCATCGTGGATGAAATTGCGCACTCAGGGCCGCCGGACCGTATCGAGATCACGGCCAGAAGTGCAGATTTCCGCGATGAATTTAACGTTAAGCGGGAGGTGTCGTGGCATGACGTTACAGTAGAGCGCATCGTCTCTGCTATAGCTCACAGGTACAAGTTAAAACCTCTCATCTCAGAGCAACTGATGTCCGCCGAGATCGATCATGCAGATCAGACGCAGGAAAGCGATATGTCGTTTCTGACGCGCATGGCGGAAATGCTGGGCGCTATTGCAACTGTGAAAAATGGTTACCTGCTCTTCATCCTGCCTGGTGTGGTGTTAGCGCAAACGGCAGAGCGTTGCCGGAGTTTTCCATCACGCGCAGCAGCGGAGATCGCCATTCTTTCCGGATTGCAGATCGCGACGCATACACTGGCGTGCAGGCGTACTGGCTTGATATGGAATTCGGGAAAAAGAAAAAGGTTACTGTTAAAAAGCGGAAGAAAACCGCAGACAAAAAGCCGCGTAGCAGCAGCCGGGAAGGGGACTATATTGCCGGTGAAGATGGTAACGTTTTTGTACTCCGTACGACGTACAGCAGTGAGATGGCCGCACAACGTGCAGCAGCTGCAAAATGGCAACAACTCCAGCGCGGAGCTGCTGAGTTCTCTCTCACCCTGGCTTACGGGCGCGCGGATCTTTATCCGGAGATGCACGGAACGGTAACGGAGTTCAAAGATGTCATTGACGGCCAGGACTGGATAATTGCGAAGGCGAGCCACACTATTGACGATGGTGGGTTTAAAACACGTCTGGAACTGGAAGCAAAAATACCTGAATGGATTGCAGAAACCGAATCATAGCGGCCATAATATGAGCGAGTTCAACTCCCGCCATGGGAGGCCATTATGTTTAAGTGTCCTGTTTGTGGTGCCGTCGCTCGTACGCGCACCAGTCGCCCTCTTAGTGAAATGACAGTCCGGCATTATCACCAGTGCCAGAATTTCGAATGCAGTATTACGTTTACTACGCTCAACAGCGTTGAGAAACTGGTAACCAAACGCGCCCCCCGCGAAAAGTTACCGGCTGATTTCATCCCATCAGATGCCTTCCCCGCTTCGCATTATGGAAGCAGTCAACTCAGCCTCGCAGTATGAAGAAAACCCCGCATTTGCGGGGTTTTGCTTGAGAAGCAATCAGCAGAAAATGATAATTACCGCTCTTACCAATGGAAGTGGGGAACGAAAATGAGAAAAACCATGGTTTTACTGGCATTAATCGGGCTCGTAGGGTGTAAGCCTAGTGTTGATAAGGCTATTGAACTGGCGCAGAAAGAGGTTGCCGCGGATACAAGAGATCCAGATAGCGCAAAATTTCGATATATGCGTTTTGTGCAAACAGAAGAAACAAAAGATGGTGAGGTTAAGGGGATCGTATGCGGGCAGCTGAATGCGAAAAATGGGTTTGGGGCTTACGCTGGTTTTTCTCCCTTCCTGGTCGAAATAAACATGGTTCCTAAGGGCGCATTCTCAAAGGGTGTAACCTACTCAATCTTAAGAAAAGAAATTTACACAGGTTTAGATAGAACGACGCCAAAAGATTACGAGAAATTGTGCGGCCCAGAAGAGTCGGCCGCACAATAGAAGGCCACTGTTACAGTGGCATTAAAATGTCGATATGGTCACAGTGTGGACACTGGCTGATAAAAATCCTTTTTTATCAGTTGGATGGGAGCAGGCTTGGCGCACCATCCCTGTCTTCCCCCACATGATGTGGGGGTTTTTTTTGTCCTTTATTTAGCAAATTCTCCGCTAAAGCGATCCGCTATACTAGCCCCAGAGAACCTCTGGAGCGCATATGAATCAATCCTATGGCCGGCTGATTAGTCGGGCGGCAATTGCTGCAACGGTGATGGCATCGCTGTTGCTGGTGATAAAAATTTTCGCATGGTGGTACACGAGTTCCGTCAGTATTCTGGCGGCGTTGGTCGATTCGCTGGTGGATATTGCGGCATCGCTGACTAACCTGCTGGTGGTGCGTTATTCACTGCAGCCCGCCGATGAAGAGCACACCTTCGGTCATGGGAAAGCGGAATCGCTGGCGGCATTGGCGCAAAGTATGTTTATTTCTGGATCGGCGCTTTTTCTGTTTCTGACCGGTATCGACCATCTGGTGCGTCCGGAACCCATGAATCAGCCGGGAATCGGGATTATTGTCACTATTATCGCGCTTTTTAGCACCATTGTGCTGGTGACGTTTCAGCGCTGGGTGGTGCGCCGCACGCAAAGCCAGGCGGTGCGCGCAGATATGCTACATTATCAATCAGATGTTATGATGAACGGTGCCATTCTGGTCGCGCTGGGGCTATCGTGGTACGGCTGGCACCGGGCTGATGCGCTGTTTGCATTAGGTATTGGCGTCTATATTTTATATAGCGCATTGCGTATGGGTTATGAAGCGGTGCAGTCGCTGCTGGATCGCGCGTTGCCAGACGAAGAGCGCAAAGAAATTATCTCTATCGTGACGAGCTGGCCAGGCGTCAGTGGGGCTCACGATCTTCGCACGCGGCAGTCAGGGCCGACCCGCTTTATTCAGATTCATTTGGAAATGGAAGACAACCTACCGCTGGTTCAGGCGCATCTGGTGGCTGAGCAGGTAGAGCAAGCAATTTTGCTGCGTTTTCCGGGATCCGATGTCATTATTCATCAGGATCCGTGCTCGGTTGTTCCGCAGGGACGACAAGGGCGTTTTGAACTTTCGTAATCGGATGAAAAGGAGTGGGCCTGGCGGGCATTTTTTGTATAATTTACCGCCGTTTGGTCTGACCTGAATCAATTCAGCACGAAGCTCTTGTTATACTATGGCTCTATAGAGTCGTTCACTCCCTTCAGGTGGGAGCGCTTCGGGCAGAAGAATTAATTATTAGCATTCCTAAGTTCAGAGGTAGTCATGATTAAGAAAATCGGTGTGTTGACAAGTGGCGGTGATGCCCCAGGCATGAACGCGGCGATCCGTGGCGTTGTGCGCGCAGCGTTATCGGAAGGACTGGAAGTTTTTGGTATATATGACGGCTACCTGGGTCTGTATGAAGATCGTATGGTTCAGCTCGACCGTTACAGCGTTTCCGATATGATCAACCGCGGTGGTACTTTCCTCGGTTCCGCTCGTTTCCCGGAATTCCGTGACGAAAATATCCGTCAGGTGGCTATCGAGAACATGAAAAAACGCGGCCTGGATGCGCTGGTTGTTATCGGTGGTGACGGTTCCTACATGGGTGCAAAACGCCTGACGGAAATGGGCTTCCCATGCGTGGGCCTGCCGGGCACTATCGACAACGATATTAAAGGCACCGACTACACCATCGGTTTCTTCACCGCGCTGGGTACCGTCGTTGAAGCCATTGACCGTCTGCGCGACACCTCCTCTTCGCACCAACGTATCTCTATCGTTGAAGTGATGGGCCGCTACTGTGGCGACCTGACCCTTGCGGCAGCTATCGCCGGCGGCTGTGAGTTCGTTGTTGTACCTGAAGTGGAATTCAGCCGCGAAGATCTGGTCGCGGAAATCAAAGCGGGTATTGCGAAAGGTAAGAAACACGCGATTGTTGCTATCACCGAGCACATCTGCGACGTTGACGAGCTGGCGAAGTACATCGAGACGGAAACCAAGCGTGAGACCCGTGCAACCGTTCTGGGCCACATTCAGCGCGGTGGTTCACCTTGCCCTTACGACCGCATCCTGGCGTCGCGTATGGGCTCGTACGCTATCGACCTGCTGCTGCAGGGCCACGGTGGCCGTTGTGTTGGTATCCAGAACGAGAAACTGGTTCACCACGACATCATCGATGCCATCGAGAACATGAAGCGTCCGTTCAAGACCGACTGGCTGGACTGCGCGAAAAAACTGTACTGATTTCGCATCAGCGACAAACAAAAAGGCCTTCTCATTGAGAAGGCCTTTTTACTGTCTGGCAGTCGATTACTCGATGTCGAGCGGATCTTCCGACAGGATGATACCAGTGTTGTCGGCATACAGATGGTCGCCGGAGAAGAAGGTCACGCCGCCGAAATTGACGCGAACGTCGCTTTCGCCAATGCCTTCACCTGCTGCACCCACCGGAATAGCGGCCAGCGCCTGGATGCCCAGATCGAGATCTACCAAGTCATCGACCTGACGCACGGCACCGTAGACCACAATGCCTTCCCACTCATTCTGCATGGCAAGACGGCCCAAATCGGCATCGATCAGGGCGCGACGGACAGAACCGCCACCATCGACCAGTAGAATGCGACCACGGCCGTTCTGTTCGAGCATATCGTACAGCAACCCGTTATCCTCGAAACACTTCACCGTGATTATCTGTCCACCAAACGATGACCGTCCCCCAAAGTTGGAGAAACAGCGGTTCTACGACGTTGACATCTTCCTGGTACATGTCACAAAGCTCGGAGGTATCGTATTTCATAGGCTTAACTTCAGTTGCTGCGAGAATTTTTAGTATATCGCGCCTGGCGCTCTGTT